GGCTGAAGCTCGCATGGCTGACAAATACGAGCCCGGTATGCTGGCTGCCGAAACAGAGGCTTCGCTGAGACGGGCTATGATACGTCTTAAGGTGGCTGAGAAGCGGCGGAAACGCCCCTCTGTTTAGTGGATATTTCAATACTTACAATAAAAGCCCCTCTAAAGCTGTCCTCACATAGGGATTTTATACCCTTGAAAAATTCGGCATAGTCGTGAATAGCGGCTATGCCGTTTTTTCGTCCATTTTCTGAAAATCTATTGCTCCGATGCAATTGTAAATGATTCGAATTCGCTGGGTTCGAACACCGTCGATTTTCTCCGCGCTGTGAACGATGATTTTATCGATGAACTCGCGGATAATTTCACCGTCCAATTCAGTGATGTCGGTGTAGCCCTTTACCCGTGTGAGGAAGCGGTCAATTTTCAGATTCCGTTCCTTTGCCGTGTCGAGCAGGGTTCTCAATACCGCAGCACGTTCCGTCAGCTCTCTCTGCTCGGCTTCGTAATCGTCGGACAGCTTATGAAAGCGCTCTTCGGATATTTTCTCCATCACATGGTCTTCGTACAGGCGTTGCATGATTTTATCCAGCGCTGCAATCCGTAACTGCCCTTGCTCAAATTCCTTTTGCGCCTGACGCATTTCGGAAGCCTGCTTCTTTTCAGAGTCCTTTTTGACAAGCTCGATAAATTCACGCTCATGTTCTTTTGCAAAGGCTACAGTTTTTCGTAAATCGTCCAGTACCAGTTCCTCGATGACCACATTGCGTATCTGATGCGAGCTGCACAAGCCCTTTTTCTTACGGTAAGTAGCACAAACGAAGTATTCCTTGTCGTGCGTCCAGCCGTTGGCTCTGACTTGATACAGCTTCGCGCCGCAATCGGCGCAGTACATCATGCCGGAAAGCACTCCCATTTCGCCCATACGAGACGGCCTGCGCTTACCATCACGAATTTTCTGTACGATGTCCCATGTGGCTTCATCAATTATAGCTTCGTGCGTGTGCTCGAAAATCTCCCAGTCCTCTGGATTGTTCCAGACCTTAGTCTTGCTCTTGTATGACTTTTTGTAGGTCTTGAAGTTTACCGTATGACCGAGATACTCCATTTTTGCGAGTATATCCGCGACTGTCCGTGACTGCCAAGCGTAAGGATTTTCTGGCTGTCTCGCCGGAGTATTGATGCCCATTCGGTTCAGATGCGCTGTGGGTACCTCGATGCATCGCTGTTCCAGCTTTCGTGCAATTTGAGTCGGCCCCAGCCCTGTCATACACATTTTGAAGATGTCCCTGACCACTTCTGCAGCCTCTGCGTCCACGACCCATTTCAACTTATCATCGGCGCTCTTCACATAACCATATGGCGGATTCGTGCAGAGAGGCTTGCCGGACTGTCCCTTCGATTTGAATACAGCACGAATCTTCTTGCTGGTGTCCTTGGCGTACCATTCGTTTATGATGTTCAAAAAGGGTGTAAAATCGCTGTCCTGCTGGTTGGCGCTGTCTACGCCGTTGTTTATAGCGATGAAGCGAACCTCGGCATTGGGAAATGCGACCTCCGTGTAATAGCCCACCTTCAGGTAATCGCGCCCCAGCCTTGACATATCCTTTACGATAATCGTACCGATATGCCCTTCGTCCATCTCGGCTATCATGCGTTGGAAATCCGGTCTTTCAAAATTTGTTCCCGAAAAACCATCATCAACAAAAAACGAGGTGTTGCGGAACCCGTTATCGTCCGCATACTTTTTTAGGATAGCCTTTTGGTTCATGATGCTGTTACTGTCTCCCGCAAGCTCATCATCGCGGGATAATCTGCAGTAGAGAGCCGTTATTTTCTCGGTATTTGATACGGCAGTCGTCCTGCGGCTGCTGCTTAATGTTGACTGTCTATACATATAATCCTCCATTTCCGACAGTCTTCAAGCGGTTGGCATCATGTATATTACCGTACTATTTTGAAGAAGTCGAGTGATATTGTGGGAATGTATTTGAATTTCCCGATATATTTTCGCGGCTTTTCGCGCCGGTCAGAATAAGCCGTTTTAGCTTGTCATAGACCGTTTCTTTCGCTGTATCACTTGCCGTCGATTCCACAACATAGACGGTGCCGCCTATGGTCTTGCGAGTGATACGGCTATTTTGTTTTGCCTCCATAAGCGACACCTCCCGTCTGTGTTATGGTTGGCGGCGCTGCGCTTGTGTGAAAGGCACAGCGCCGCTGGTGGTTGTTACTCTGCCATCTGGAGCACTTTTATCGCTTCGGAGCGGATAAGGCGCCCGTCCAGACGCTCCATGCCGAGATAACCTGTTTTATTGGCGAAGGAGTATTTTTCGTGCAATGCTCTGACCGTAAGTGATTCCTGCTCGGCAATCCAGTAATAGCTGAAATCACCGAAAGCGATAGGCTTGCTGCCACTTGCAGCAGAGGGCATATGGTTGGAGATAACCACAGGCCTGCCGAGCAGAGTATCGGCAGTACCGCGCCACAGGTAATTCCCAGCGCTGTCCTTGAGTTCGCGGAGCGCCAGCGCCGTTTCGTCGTTCATCGTCCAGATGGCGTTCATACGATATTCCGGCTTAAGCGAGAAGAACAGCTTACTCACCTCATCGAATGCTATAACCGTTGCAGAAGCGGCTGTCACACCCACATCTGCGCCATCTGTAGAGTGAAGAATCCCTCTCGGAGCGTCCGAGCCGTTGCCGTTGATGAAAGCATCCTCCTCGGCTTTTCCGAAGATTCTGGCGAAATTGCCGGTCAAGTAGCCCTCAATGTCGAAGCCCGTGTCGTACGCAAAGTAACTGTCCAGCATCGAAATGCAGGCGAGCTTATGCATCTCCAGGCCGAGGTATGTTGCATTCAAGTCGGCTTCGGGAATAACGCCGTTTTCAGCTACCCATTCAGCATCAACGGGTGTATCCGTGGTGATGATCCTGTCGCTGTTCGCAGGCGCTTTGATCGTCGTGGCGTAGCGACGGAACAAGTTTTCTTTCGCTAATGCTGCCGTGAAAGCAGCAGCAGTGTCGCGCGGAAGAGCGCAGACATGGCGGGAAGGGTCATTCGTCATATCGAGCAATTCGGATGAAACAGCAGACTTTCTCATGCTGTCCCAGAATGCGCCAGAGAGTTTTTCGTAAGTTAACATATTAAATTTCCTCCTGTTAATTGCATTTTTTGCAGACATATACTGCCAGTTTGTATTGGTCGATGTGTGGCTCTACGGCATCCATGACCGCACCACAGTACGGGCAGTGGATTTTATAGCCGAGATAATCTTTCATGCTTGTTGGCTTTTTTGCATGAAGACGGTAACGATGCGGGACAAATTCCTCCAGATACAACGAACTGGTGGCGCTGACGCTGTCCTTCTGAGGCGAAGCGAACATTGGCACCTTGTCGATATCCCCCGTATCGCCCCCGATGAGCGGGTGGTATTTAATATAATCCATAACACTCACTCATCCCTTTCTGAGAGCGGTTTTCCTGAAAGGTCAAAGAAGCGGCCTTTGCAGTAAGCCATCGCCTCGTCATAGCTGCCGAAAACGATGCAGGAATAGGCATATTCGACCTTCCATACAGGGAAATCCGGGTCATTGTTCTGGGAAATGGCCACAGGCTCTCCCTTGCGGTTTTGAAGCAGAATATGGCACTCATAGTTGCCGCGAGAGAACATATCCTTATCTTTTGCTGTGAGTTTCGGCTTTGTTCCGTAGTTAATTTTGCGTTTCATTGTGTTAACCTCCTGAGTTTTGTTTGATTTCGGGCATATTACCCGTTTGAATTCGCGTTTTTGTGTATGAAGCCCCACGCCGCTGTCCGAGATGAAAAGCTGTAGGGATTCGACCTCGCCCACCGGGTGGGAGAACGACACCGATACTTTTTTTCTGTCATATCTCGCTCCTTTCCCACGCTGGGGCAGGTATGTGGCAAGTTTTTATGGTCATCTCAAATGTTCCTATATAGAGAAGGACTGTTTTTGCCTGCCACAATCTGCCCCGCGCATTATTTCAGGAATTCCATCCCTTCTCGTACCTTGTAACCGAGCAGAAGTGTGGTCTTCTCTCCGCCGGTATTGGGACGCCGCCTGACCACAGTGCCGAACTTGCGCAGCTCATGGTTGAAGTTGCGGCTGTTCTCGGTGTAGCAGCCGTTGTCACTGCACCAGCGGCGGTATTCGTCATACACAGCGGCTGTGCGAGTCTCGGCATCAGTGTCCGGCTGCAGTCGTTCATCCGCGAACTGCGCAATTTTGTTGCTTTCGTGGGAGTACGCCATCGTTGCCTCCGTTACGGCTTTTGGCACTGTAAAGCCCTCCTGCCGCAACAGCTCATAGCCTTTGAGCAGCCAGTTGAGAATGGCGCTTTTAGCTTCCGGCTCGGCAAACGCTGATTTTAGAGTCTTGTCCTGCTCCCACTCCTCGAAATGCCTGTCGAACGGGATTATGAGAACGCGTCCGCTTGAGAAGAGAGTCATATCGCTGATGACTGGTAGATAATTGGTGTTGACGTACAACTTAAACTGAGGCTGAAAATCGAAACTGTTTTCATTGAGAAAACGGGCATTGAGGGTATCGTTGCCGGTCATACTCTTGACCTGTGCCGCGTTGAGCACCAACCCACGACTCGGCTCCGAGATGTTGGCGAAGCGGATACCGGCAAGACGTGCAATGTCCTCACTTGGATTCTGGCTGTTGACGTTCTGCTTTTGAGCAATCGTCTCCGGTCTGACGGCTCTGCCGTAGTCGCCCATGACGCGCAGGATACTTTCCATCAGCGTTCCTTTGCCATTGCGTGTGGTCTCGCCGTAGAGGAAGAACATACACTCGTGCCGGGTATCACCGCTGACAGCGTAGCCCAGAGCCTTTTGCAGGAATAGTGCTCGCTCCGTATCTCCGCTCATAATCTCGTCGATATAGCGCTCGAAACGGGTACAGGTCGCCGCAGGGTCGTAGCTGACATGAGCCATTTTGGTGAGCCTGTCCTCCGGGTCGTGGTCGCGGAACTGCATCGTACGCAGGTCAAGAGTGCCGTTCTCGCAGTTGAGTAGGTATCGGTCGGCGTCAAATTCTTCCATAGACACCGGGTATACGCTCTGCGCTTCCTTGAGATAAATGTCCCGCAGCCTGCGCTGCTGCCACT